AAGGACGAGATAACAAATATCAAGACAGGCTCATCGATTATGTTTAAGGGGATACGCACCGCCTCAGGGAATCAGACAGCATCACTTAAATCGTTAAACGCAATAACCACCTTTGTCCTGGATGAGGCTGAAGAGCTGATAGACGAGGACACATTCGATAAGATTGATCAGTCTGTTAGAGTCAAGACTAAGCCCAATAGAGTTATACTGATACTTAACCCAACCACTAAAGAACACTGGATCTGGGGGCGTTTCTACGCCAACAGAGACATTCCCGAGGGCTTCAACGGTATTAAGTCAGGGATTACATATATACATACGACATACTTAGATAACACTGATAACCTGTCGCAGTCGTTCCTGAATCAGATAGCAGAGATTAGAAGACGTAGACCTGAGAAGTACACACACCAGATACTTGGTGGGTGGATGGAAAAGCAAGAGGGTGTTATATTTACCAATTGGAGAGTAGGAGAATTTAACGATAACTATGAGACTATCTTCGGACAGGATTTCGGTTTCTCTGTTGACCCCACTACACTTGTGAAGCTAGCCATCGACAAAGGCAACAAGCGGATATTCCTTAAGGTAATGTATGCCAGGACAGGAATGTCTACTACGCAAATAGCAGACTTTAATATTCGTTATGCAGGTCCGCACTTGATAGTGTCGGACTCTGCAGAACCACGACTGATTAAGGAGATTAAGCTGAAGGGATGTAACATTACCCCGACCGTTAAACGCAGTGGGTCTATCTTGTCGGGAATAGCACTACTCCAGGATTATGACTTAATAGTTGACCCAGACTCCACAGAGCTAATTAAAGAGCTTAATAATTACGTGTGGGCTACTAAGGGTCAGACAAAGCCTGTAGATAAATGGAACCACTGTATTGATGCTATCCGCTACGCTGCTCAGTACGTTCTAGTAAATCGCACAAAAGGTTCTTATACTATTAGGTAGTTTAAAATATTTTTGTATATTTGTTCTGTCGAGAGACAAGTATTATTTTTTTCATTTTTATTATTCTTGTAGATAATCCTCGGTTTTGTTTGGTCTTGTTGCGTACTTAAGAGACCTCTCAGAGTCGGGGATTTATCGTTAAACGCAGTAGGGTTACTCTTAAACGCAGTAGGGTAAGCGACACATCCGACACATCCGACACATCCGACACTTAACCATTTGTTAACATTAACTTAACATTAGACATTCTGATGCTTTGTATGTTTGTGCCATAATATTAAAACAAAATATATGGTAATGGTATATGAAATACATAAATTAACAAACTCACAACTGTTCGGTGAATTAGAAGATTCACTTATGTTGTCAACAGAATTGTTAAGGGAAATTAAAAATAGGGGATTATCTCCTGAAACATTAACAGGGGCATCAGCATGCTGATGCCTATATAAAACAAAAGATATGGCAACAAGATGCACAATTAAAATAGAAGGCGTAAACTACGCTAAAATATATAAACACTGGGACGGATATCCAGAAGGTATGTCTTCCTGGTTAGAAGAGTTTAATACTAACTTTAATAAAGAGAGGGGTAATAATCCAGAGTATAAGTTCGCTCAATGTTTAAGATTTTCAGAGAGAGAAGGGAATAGATTCAACTTAGATATGAGTGCATATACAGGGTGGGGTGTTATTCCTTTTGATGATGACTGTTTTGCCGAGTACGAATATACACTAACAGATAAAAAAGTTAAATTAAAAAAACTATAATGAGTAAACCGACACTAAAGCAAATTCTTGAGGCTAAGGGATTCAGCCCACAGGATGCTAAGACAACCGCAGAGCTTGCAAAGCTCGCCACAGAATCCCCTAATATAACAAAAGATGGTATAACATTTAAAATCACTATATAATGACTTGGATACTAACAGCACCACAAACAAAGGTGGATAAACTAAAAGAAGCCACTAAAGGTGGTAAAATCTTCAGTGCTACATTCGAAAAGAAGGATGGTACTATCAGAACGATTAACTGCAGAAGAGCAGTTAAAAAAGGTGTGACGGGTAAAGGTATGTCCTTTGATCCAGCATCAAAAGGATTAATGGTCGTGTATGATATGCAGCAGCAATCATTTAAGATGATTAATTTAAATACGCTCATAGAAGCAAAAGTAAATGGTAAAACAATTAAATTTATATAAGATGGCAAATATATGTGATGCTTGCGGAGTAGATAATCATAAGGATAATTTCCTGTGTTCAGATTGTGGTTTTTATTTAGATATGAAAATCGATAAGGATGATTTTGGATTGCCGATAATTTTAAATAAGTAGATGTGGATAACGAAACACTTAAATTGGTCGAGGACTGCAGGGATTTGTTTAGAGATATAAATTCCTGCATAAGTCCAAAAGATAGCTCAAAGAAGCTAATAGAAAAACAAATACACGAACTAAATAAATTAATGGATAATGAACTATCAGAAAATTAGAAAACTGAAGAAGGAGAATGGCTTTGATAATATTCAACGCCTAATAGATAACGGATCAGTATGGCACCTGGAAGGTACTATGGGAAGGCAAGCGGTGGAGCTACTAAGCTCCGGGGCTTGTATGCTACCCAAGCAAAGCCACAAGGATGCGTATGGTAATTACATCCCTTCACGTGATGAAGTTGCAACAGGATCAACGGGAAGTTATAAGAACTCAGTAAAATATTGGGAATCGATTCACGATTACGATGCGATGTATATTTGAAAAAATTTTCTTAAGTGCTTTAGAAAAAAAAATAATTCTTAAACGCAGTAGGTTCTTAAACGCAGTAGGTTCTTAAACGCAGTAGGTCTATCGTTAAACGCAGTAGGTTTTTTATTTAGATTCATTCTAAATAAGAGACCTTTGCTATTTCTTAACATTTAGTTAACATACAGCGACACGGGCCGCCGTATGTTTGTAAGGAATTAAAAAACAAATAAAATGGAAATTCAATTTTACATACACCCCAAAAGTAACCGCACCCGCTTAAGATCAAAACCCTCTATATATATGGGCGGCGGTTCCATACAATTATATACGGGCAAAATTTTTGGTTTTGCCGCTGGTTTAAACATTTATAATAAAGTTCAAAAAATATAATTATGACAAATTTCAACAATAATGTTTGGGACGCGGTTGCAACGGCCGTGCCTAATATGCCAAAAAAATTACTTTCACCAGGATCAACCAATGCCAAAACAGCAAAAAACGAAATAAAAACTTTTATACTTTATTTGATGCCGTATAACCAAAACAGCGAAGGGCTTAACCTATGCCCACACGCGTCTAAGGGTTGCGCTGCTGCTTGCTTAGTATCCGCGGGCCGTGGATCTTTTTCAAATGTAATAAAAGCGCGCGTCAATAAAACAGAATTGTTTATTAAAAACAAATTAGCTTTCTTAAATAAATTAGCTGACGAAATTACGCAAGAGACCGCAAAAGCTAAGCGGGGCGGGTATCGTGTTGCATTTAGGTTAAACGGTACGAGCGACGTTGATTTTATATATATGCTTAAAAAGTACGGTTTCCTGGATATTGAAACTTTACAACCTGATGCAGTATTTTATGACTACACTAAAAATATACAAAAGGCCATCCGATATAAAAGCCATCCGAATTATACGGTAACTTTTTCACGGGCTGAAGATAACGCCGTTAAAACTGAATTAGCTATAAAGCACGGGATAAATGTAGCTGCAGTTTTTAATGAGCTACCAAAACGGTGGTGGTCTACTGATGTGGTGGATGGCGATAAGTCAGACCTACAAATGTTAAAATATAACGGCGTAATTTTAGGGCTTAAGGCCAAAGGTGCTGCACGCAAAGATTTAACAGGGTTTACAATAATTTAAAAATAAATATAATGACAAATAATAATAAAAAAATAAAAGATTTATTAAATAATTCCTCTGATTATTTTAGTAACATTTACGCTAATTTAGGTCTCATTTTAGAAACAATAGACAGCAAAAAAGATGAAGACATCAATAGCTTTTTTAGTGATGAATTAAACCTAATACAAAACATTAAGCTTTTATCAGATGATGTTAAGGCATTAACAATAATAAACAGAAACATAAAAAAAAACATAATATAATGACATACGAAAATATAGACAAAGTAACGGATAACGATCTTATTAAATTGGCTGGCGAGCTGGCGAGCATCAAAGATAAATATATATTAGAACAAGAAATATATTATATATTGGACTGCGGTGCTAACGGTATGCGATCGGTCCTACTTGACTATTGTGTCAGTAGGTTGGATAAAAAATATAATGTTATTTAGACAGAATATAAATTGTGTGTAAAGTTTTGATAACAGCAAAAAAGCTGTATATTTGTAGTATACAAAAACAAAAATAATATAATTATGAGACCACGAAATACAATTGAAAAAGTAGCTTTAATCATTGCGGCAATTTATGCCATCGTAACTTTTAACGGTGCTATAGTAATTTTATCAAACCTTTAATAATGAAAGCATTTAAAAATATATCTTTATTCATATTAGGCGGCCTTATCTTTATGGCCGCCCT